GCACACTGTCTACGACTTGCCCAGTTACCTGTTTATTGGTGTTGACACTGAAGGCGACCTATTATTTGATTATCTTCAGCCGGTACAAAATCAAGTTTTGTTTTACGATGAAGGCGACGACCTACAACGAAGCGCCGCTATTCCGCCTGGCACCCTGACTTACACGCAGACTTGCACATGGATTACAGGTACACAGATTGCTACCTGGTTAGGTATTGCTTTAGCAGGTACAGACGAAACGGCTTTCTTGACTCAGTGTGCTAACAGCGCCAACAACTTCATTTTTCGTAGACGTCAAGAATCGGGCTATACGGACCAGTTAACTGTCGTACCTAGTGCTGACGTACAACTGGCCACGATTATGTTTGGTGGCTCGATTTACAGACAGCGTGGCGCCATTGACCAATTTGCAAGTTTCAGCGAAATGGGTACAGCCGCAGTGACGGGCCTGTCACCACTGATTAAACAACTGGCTGGTATCCCACGGCCTGCGGTTGCATAATGACTGTCTACACCGACCTTTTCAACGAGTCGATAGACGACCTAGCAACAACCTTGGCGACCATTACTGGCATGCGTGTTGTATTTGACCCTGAAAAGATCAACCCACCGTGCGTGTTTATTGACGCCCCCAGTTTTGATTGCTTCAACTACAACATCGTCACCATGAATTTTTCGGTAAAAGTCATAACCTTAGGGCCAGGCAATTTGGACGGCTTACGCAACGTTTTAAGCATGTGTGCGTCGGTTCTAGCAAAGAATGTGGCAGTGAAGTCTGGGCGCCCAGGGTCGTTTCCCGTGGGCGGCCAAATGTTTGCCGCCTATGATCTATCCATAGACATGCAAGCACAGACAGGGTGATTATGAAATACACAATTAAAAGCAATCGAGTCGGCGTGATCGGTACAGAATTTGTGCCGGACGAAGGCACTAACATTGAAGCATTGCTAGCCAACGGGTTTATTGAATCTGACGAACCTAGCGACAGCACGGCTTCAAAATCTGCTAAAACTAAAGAACCAGCAAAGAAGGATTAGACCATGGCTTCAGCAACTTATCTCAGCAACCCAGGCGTACTGATTAACTCAGTTAATCTCACCGACATGTGTACCAGCGCCACCGTCACTAACACGATTGAAGCGCTTGAAGCAACTGCCTTTGGCAGTACGTCACGGTCATACGTGGGTGGACTTGCTAGCCAAGAAATCACTTTGGACTTGTACATGTCCTATGCGGCCACAGAAACTTTTGCCACCCTTTCAGCATTGGTTGGCACGACCACCACAGTAAAGGTTGCAAGTACTGACGCCGCCTTGACCACTGCTACTGCCACAGCCCCCCGTTTTGAATTGGTGGGGTGCTATTTAGAGGCGCTTCCGGTCATCAACGCAACCATGGGCGAGTTGTCAACCATTTCAATTACTTTCACTGGTGGCGTTTTGACCACCGTTGTTTCCTGACATAACCACAACAGCAAAGGCCCGACATGCAACTAACGATTAGAGTCGACCAGGGTGAAGGCCCTGTTGAAGTAACAACTAACCTTTTCACAATCGTTGCGTGGGAAAGAAAATACAAACGCAAAGCCAGCGATATGGGCAACGGTATCGGCATTGAAGATTTGGCGTATCTTGCACACCAGGCATGCCAACAACACAACGTCATTGTGCCAATCGTTTTGGACGACTTCATAAAGAAACTGGTGGTGCTTGAGGTTGTTAACGATGAACCCGACCGCCCTACTTCGCCAGTACCTACCGACACGCTTTAGCGCAAGTTTTAGCGGCGACAGGGTACTGGCCACCTGAAGTAGAGTTTGATAACAATGACCTGGCAACAGTCATTAAAGTTATTAACGAGTCACGAAAATAAAGGTTGGTCATGGCAAGAACGCCCGAAATAGAAGGTGTAAAAGACACCATTAAGGCGTTGCGTCGAATTGACCCAGAACTACGCAAAGAGTTCAACCTTAAAGTAAAGGCTATTGCGGCGCCAATGACCGACGCCATGAAAGCCGAATACTCAGACAATCGTTTTCCGTCCGGCACAAAACGCAAATGGACAGTGGGCAAAACAAGCGAAAACAAAGGCCGAACTATTTTCCCGTTGACTGCCGCTAAAGCCCAGAACGGTGTCAAGGTAAAGATAAATACCAGTTACCGTGACCGCAACGCTTTTTATGTCATGCAAGCAAACCCTGCGGCCGCCATTTTTGATATGGCAGGCAAAAAGAATTTGAACGGTTTAGGTAGTGCTTTTAGTTCAAAGTTTGGCAAAGACGCCAGCCGTGTTATGTGGCCTGTTGCTGAACAAAAACTTAGAGACACACAAGACGGAATTAAAGACTTAGTAAAAGAAACCGAAAAGGTTATACAAAAAGAAGTTGACCGCTAATGGCTATCAAAATTCCGATTTTTAGCGATTACGACAACAAAGGTGTCAGCGACGCCACTTCTTCTTTTGAGGCTTTCGGTACAAAAGTTGGCAACATAGCCAAAACAGCCGCTTTAGCAGTAGCCGCTATTGGTACCGCCGCCGCCGCTGGCGCATACAAAGCAATTACTGCCGCCAGTGACTTAGCCGAAGCCCAAAGCAAAGTCAATGTTATTTTTGGTGAAGATAGCGCCAAATATATTCAACAATTTGCCGACCGTGCTGACGTGGCTTTAGGTCAGTCAAAGCAGTCAGTAATGGACGCTGTAGGTACTTTTGGTACGTTTGCTAAAGCCGCTGGTTTATCAGGTGATTACGCCGCTGAATTTTCAATGGAATTTACGACGCTGGCGTCAGATTTGGCGTCGTTTAATAACACCAGTCCCGAAGAAGCAATTCAAGCCATAGGTTCAGCACTTCGAGGCGAATCGGAACCGTTGCGTAAATACGGTGTCATGCTTAACGACGCCGCCCTAAAAGCCGAAGCGGCGGCACAAGGTATCTACAACGGTATCGGCCCATTAAATGACCGGCAAAAAATTTTGGCCGCTGAAGCCGTTATTTATAAACAAACCGCTGACGCCCAAGGCGACTTTGCCAGAACCAGCGATGGATTAGCAAACAAACAACGTATTTTCAAAGCGCAATTAGACAACCTTGTGACCACTATTGGTGGCAAGTTGCTACCTATTTTTATGAAATTTACAGATTTCATAACAACAAAACTTGGGCCGACAATCGGCATGTTAACTAAAGCTTTTGAAAAAGACGGTTTAGCGGGAATTATTGAAATAGTTAAAGGTCAACTACCAAAACTAAAAACACTGTTAGGCGACGCCGTGTCAATGTTTGGCGCATGGTTAAAAGAGGCTTACCCACCAGCTTTACGGGCATTGTTAGACATGATGTACAAACTAGGGCAATGGCTACAAAACACTGGTTTGCCAGCCCTAGCAAAACTTTTAGGTGATGGCGCTAAAGCCTTTTGGGAATGGATTAAAGAAGCCGCACCACCGGCACTAAAGCGCCTGGCTGAACTAATGGGTGACCTGGCTAACTGGATTCTTGACAAAGGTTTGCCAACCCTTGTCGACAAACTGATTGTTTTGGGTAACGCTTTAGTTGAGTGGATTAAACCACAAATAGTCCCAGCGTTAAAAGCGTTAGGCGATTTGTTGTTGACAATTCTTGACTGGGTGGTTACTGAGGCTGTACCGAAGTTGGGCGCCCAGGCTGTAAAACTTGCCGGTGCTTTATTGGGTTGGGTTGCTCAATTGTTGCCCGAAGTTGTGTTTGGTTTAGGTCGTTTTGTTGTAGACCTGATCGCCAAACTGCCTGGCTTGTTTGTTGACCTGGTTAAAACTATGGCCAGCCTTGGCGCCAGTTTGGGTGGTTCTTTGATTAGTTCGATAGTCGAAGCATTAAAGGGATTGGGCAGTAAAGGTTTAGACGTCGGCAAGTCGTTTGCTAACGGCATTATCCGTTTTATTAACAACAACGTCATTACCAAAATTAACGACTTGCTTGACTTCACAATTGCTTTGCCGTTTGGCGCCTCGTTTAGAGTCAACCCACCAGACATTAAAGGCATACCTGAACTTGCCGAAGGTGGCATTGTCACCAGCCCTACCTTGGCGATGATTGGTGAAGGCAACGGCCCTGAAGCCGTTATACCGTTGTCGAAGTTGGGCAGTATGGGCTTCGGTGGTGGCGGTGGCGGTATTACTGTCAATGTCAACGGCGGAGACCCCAACAGTATCGTTAGAGCCTTACAGCAGTACGTCCGTCAGTCAGGCCCAGTGCCCGTAAACACTCGAGCAATGTAATGACAAAAATTAACTGGACTATTAACACATACGACCCAATCACGAGTTCCTACACAAACATAACTACCAAAGTTTTGTCATTAAACATTCGTCAAGGTAGAGAAAAATACTTAGATTCATACAGCAGTGGCACGTTGTCGCTAACAATTAACAACGCAAGTAACTATGCGGCCAACATTGAATACGGTGACCAAATTTCTGCGTACGGTCTTATTGATTTGGACAATATTTACAATAACAATTTTTGGGTACAAGAAATAACTTTTACTGATTACCCAGGCAACACAGGATTAAACACAGCCACAATTACGGCAGTTGACTGGCTAGGCGCCGCAGGACGAATACAAGCAACCAATTTTACTTTGAACCAAACAGGAACTTGTCAACAATTCGAAACAAATTTTCCAGCTTTGTTGCCAACAGGAATGAATATTGCTACTGGTTTTACAGGAAGTTCTATAGCGGCCGCCACAACCTACACAGGTTCAATTCTTAACTATTTAAATTTTTTAGCAATGACTGAACGAGGCATCGTTTATCAATACATTTCAAGCATTTACTTTTTAGGCCGTGGTGATATTTCAAGTCTTGCCCCTGCCGTTACGTCTATTGGCCCTACCGTTAATGGCACATTGGGTAGTTATCAGATCGCTTATAGCAATTTTAACAGGTACCAAAACGGAGCCCAATTTATAAACACTGCGACAACCACACCAAACGGTTTGGCTGCACAAACAAGCACAAACGCAACTTCTGTGTCGACATATGGGCCAGCGTTTTATTCGGTGTCAACTGTTGATTACAACACTACGCAAGCCTTAGGCAATTCTAATTGGATTGTCAACAATTTTAGTGATCAGTCAACGCTTTATTTTAGTTGCGAATTTAATGACCTTATGCAAAACGAAGAGGCTTTAAAGTCGTTGAACTTTTGGTATCCGGTAAGGAATTTCAAGTATTCAGTACCTGGTGGCAGTTCTGTAACTGTGCCAATTGTTGTTGAAGGTTACGAAATCAATGTTACGCCTGAGCAAACGACATTTAGGTTGAGTATGTCACCGTTGCAGTATTACCAGTTTTTTACGCTCAACTCATCAACTTTAGGTATTTTGGATACCAGCCGTCTCGGTTGGTAAAGGAGAAAAATGGCTATTAACCCAAACACAGACTTTTCGTCGGGCGCAGTTTTTACAGCAGATCAGGCAAACCGTTTCCCTCGTGGAATTATGGCCCGTGCCACTTCAATAACTAGTGACACGTCAGTCACTACTGAAGAAGT